TATCCTTGTCGTAATCTTTCAATGACAGATCATCAGTGTTTTATTATTGATCCAGAAGATTATGTAAAAGCAGATAATACAGGAGAGATAACAGCCGTTGTTCATAGCCACCCTGTAACACCTCCTGCACCTAGTCAGGCAGATAAAATTAGTTGTGAGCAAAGTAATCTTCCGTGGCATATTGTTAATCCAAAAACAGAACAATGGGGATATTGTGAACCTTGTGGATATAAGCCACCTTTACTTGGCAGACCTTGGGTTTGGGGTGTTACTGATTGCTGGTCTTTAGTAAAAGATTGGTATAAAGAAGAAAAGAATATTGAATTGAAAGATTGGGATAGACCTACAACACCAGAAGAGTTTATTTTGAATCCTTTGTTTGAAACTTGTGCATGGAGAACTGGATTTAGGGAACTTAGACCAGATGAGAAAACAATGAATGGCGATGCTTTATTAATGTCTATTGGATCTCCTGGTTTAAATCATGTAGCTATTTTTTTAGATGGAGATGTTTTACATCATTTAACCGATAGACTATCTTGTAGAGAGCCTTATTCTCAATGGTTATTGAAATGCACAGGAGGGAGGTATCGTTATGTTGCGTAAACTAAAATTATATGGCGAACTTGCTCAGTTTGTAGGTCATAAAGAATTTGAAATACAAGTAGATAGTCTTGCAAAAGCAGTAAGTTTTCTTGTTAATAATTTTCCGCAGGTAGAGAAATATATGAATCCTCAATATTATCAGGTAAAAGTTGGTAATTATGCGGTAAACGAAGAAGAGATACATCACCCAATAGGACAGGAAGATATACATATCGTTCCTGTTATATCTGGTGCTGGTAGAGGTGGTTTTGGAAAAGTATTATTAGGTGCTGCATT